CCTTAATGTTATAATCCCATCTTCAATACTATACTCAATAGTATTACCTTCTAATTCTAATATGCCATTTGTACTTGGAGTCTCACCAAATAAATTTTCTACTAGCTGTCTTGATAGTTGTGCGTATATTCTAGACTCTAAGTTTCTTATAAACCTTGCTAGTGTAGTGTTCTCTTTATCTCTTTCTATTTGTTCTTGAATAGCTTTTAGTTCTTCTTTGATAGTCATCTTTCTTGAGAACTCTTGATTCTCTATAGTAAGCCAATGTGCAGAAGTACCTATCCCACTAAAACTGGGATTCTTAAATTGATGTACCATTTCATCAGCTTTTATATCTGTTACTGCAAATAATGCTAATAAAAATATACTTACTAATGTTGCCATCTCAATCTTTTCTTTGGTCATCTCTCTCTGCCTTTGCTATCTTTTCTATATCAATTAAATTTGGGACACCTAACAAAGTCTTTAACAATACATCTTGTCTAATACTTTGATTATCCAATGCTCTTACTCTATCAATTAAACTTACAATAATACCATATTGACTATCAAGTTTAGTTGACACCCTTTCTTCCATAGTGTCTAATGCAGTCTGCACTTTATCATCTAGGGTATCTAGTTTAGTTTCCATACCATCAATAATTCTATTGATAAGTTTCCAAACAAAAACACCTAGTCCTAAAGCTGCTGCAATAGGAAACCCTAACTCAGTTATTAGTGCTACTGCCGACTCCATCAGTCTTGCTTATTGGAAGCCCCAAAGTAAAAACTAATAACAGCACTTGCTAAACCACCAAGATAACCTAACACTAGGTTTATTAGAGCCTCACTATTTTGCTCTGGTGGTTGTAGTGTTACTAAGAATATATAGGCTAAGAATCCACCTACTGTGGCTACACCCATAATTCTAGCTGTCCAGTCTTTTGAAAATTTACTTCTAGCATCTTGAGTGTCAGCTACTTCTAACTTGTATACATCTACATCAAGCTCTTTCATCTGTACTTCAAAAGATTGTTCAGCTTTTTTAAGTTCTAGCATTTGTTCTGGTGTAGCTTCTGCTATACCCTTCTCTATTGCTTTAGGATTGTTAGGTACACCTAAAACTTCTGCTATCATATTAGCAGCCATACCACCCATAGGACCACCTAAAGCAGTACCTAATGTTGGAGCTACAGCACCTACTACGTTTTTTAATAAATTTTTCATAATATATCCTTATATAATATTTCTAATATTTGTTCAAACATAATTCTAAAATCTTGTAGTGTTACAAAAGCCATGTCTTGTTTGACTTGTGTTACCCTATAAGAATGGTAAGCATCTTCTAATTGCTTTTCAGTATACAGAATCATTTTGCTGTAATACTAAATCTTGTAGTTCTTTACTACGTCTACCCACTTGACCAAACCAACGACTGTCTTCCATTTGTCTAGCCATCTCATTCCAATCATGTTTCCTACAAGCTGCTAACATATTTTTAAATTTAGATAATCTTGTACCACCTAAATTAAAACACATATTAACTATGACTCGTTGTATAGGTTCTGGTAAGTTTTTAAAATCTTCCTCACCTACTACATGTATAGCTTCTAATAAATGTTTATTAAAATCATTATCATAATACATATCTACTACTTCTTGAGAAACAGCAGTACCAACTTCCCAAGAATACTCAGGGTCTTCTGGTTGGCATAGATGTCCAACACCAAGAGTTTTATAGCCTAAACTATCCATGTATATTTCTAACACTTCACCTTCGTGTCTTTTTATTTCAGCTTTACATTGTTCTATGTTCATAATTAATTTACTCCCCATATTTTTTTAGCTTGTTTTATTGTAGCATCATTGTATGATTTTTCTTTTGATGATAATGTATGATGATTATATAAATAAGCATTCATAGAAGCCTCTTTATTACCTTCAAATAAAGCCGGTGTCAAATATCTATCACTACCTTTTGATTCAAACATATTAGAAAGGAATAATGCATCTTGAATATTTTCTGATACAGCAGAAGAATCATTATTATCTAAAATAGGTTGAAATATTTTTGATTGTTCACCTGTAAAAAATCTATTAGTTGCTCTATTATAAGCTGTCGGTACACTTCCTTCTAAAAATTGATAATAACCTGAAGCAGAACTTCTTAATTTATTTTTTCCTCTAGCTAAATTTTTATTTTTACTTTCAGCAAACTTAGTATTATCTATTAATACTTGTGCATTACGTTTAAATGTATCATAAGAAACATCTTTATATTGTGGATTATCTTTAATTAAACGAGCATACTCTATTTGTAATACAACATCATTTAAGTCTTTATTAGCTCTACCACCCTTAACTAATCCAAGTCTAGCCATTTGGTCAGAGTAAGGTGCTCCTGTAAAAGGGTCTACTCTGTCTGCTGGGTCTTCTTTAGTGTCAGAAACTTCTGGTCCTGATACTAAGCCTCCTTCAACTTTTTGTTGCCTTGTAAATTTTTCAGGTCTTTTTAAAATACTTATAACTTCTTTTTCTTCTTCATTTAAATCATCTTCATATTGTAATAAAGGTAAAATACTTAATTGATTATATAATTTTTTATAGCTTCTTTTAAATTGTTGAAAACTCATACCACTATAATCGGATGCATTATATAAAGCTCTTATTTGCCCATCAGTTAAACGAATAGGTTGAAAAGTATTATCATAAGATGACAATCCTTTTTTTTCTACAGAACCTAAACCCGTACCATCTATACTTTTAATAGAGTTTTTAATATCTTTATTACTAACTCCTAAAGTTCTTGCTCCTTTTATAGCTCTATTTAAAGTTACATAGTCTCTATAATATGCTCTGTTAGCTCGTAAATAATTTTCTAATGCATCATCTATTGTTTCAACTTTTGATATATTTAATAAATCTTGAGTAGCTTCGTAGCTTGTATTAAATTCTTTTATTTTGTAAAATAAATTTCTTTTTATATTATCAGTATTAACAGAAGTATAATTTAATCCTGTTAATTTACCTATAAATTCTTCTGCTGCTTCTTCTCCAGATAGTTCTCCTTCTTTTAATTCCCTAGTATATTTAGCTCCTTCTTTTAAAAATCTTGGTATTAAAACTTCTCCCACATATTTAATTTTTGCAAATGTATTATCTACAAGACTTTGATTTGGATTAGTTCCGGGAATATCATTTCCATTTTCATCTTGACCTATAAATGCTCTTGCCAATCTGTCAGTAAATAAAGGCTGGTCAATAAAAGGTTGTACAAATGTTTTTAAAGATTCAAAAGTTGCATTAGCTATTTTATTTGAAACACTATCAAGAGATGATTCTGGGTCAAATATTTCATCCATAAAAGAATTATATACATTTAAAACCGGAGCATTAGGGTCAGAAAAACTTAAATCTACAAATGCAATATTACCAAACTTATCTCTTTTATATCCTATAGTTCCGTTTTTTGACCAATAAGGTAAAGCAACATCTCTTATAGCTTGTTCTTCTTCATCACTAACTCCAAAAGCATACTTAGTATATCTGTTTATACCTTCACTACCTAAATAACCAATAGCCATTTGACTAGATAATCTTTGATAGCCTCTTTCAATTAGTTCTGGATTACCTGACCTAATTTCTTCCATACCTCTAATTAAAGTATGATAATTATTTCTCCATCTTTCTGCAAAGAAAGAATAAAAATTACCAAATATAGGTATCTTTCTTAACTCTCTAGCACCTAAAGGAACTAAATTATAAGTAGGAAAAGTATTTCTAATAACAGTAGCTGCTTCTTTTTCTAATTCATCTATACTTCTATTAGGAAATGCTTTTTTGAGAACATTTAATTCTTTTTGAAAAGATGCTATTCTCCATATATCATCCTCTGCAACATAAGTTTTATTAAAAGTATCTGTTACTTTACTAAATAATTTTTTACTTTTATCTCCAAAAATTTCAACAAATCCTCTATCTAATCTTTTTCCCCAGTTAGTATCTGTTAAATTTTCATTTATTAATTTTTTAAATTCACCTACTCTAACATTTTGATTTACTATGCCGAGATTTTGATACTTAACATATAACTCCTCTAATGCTTTATTTTTGTTAGGAGTTCTAGCATACAACTCATTTGTTAAAGTTTTAAACGAATCTCTAGTTTCTTTACTAAAAGGATTTAATCCATTTTGTGCCATAATAATACCACCACCAATAGTATTACGAGCATGAGTTGTAATACTATAAACAGTTGCTACAGCTTGTCCTACTCCTTTAAAAGCTAAAAGAGGAGATAATAGTCTTTCAAAATTTCCTGTAGAAGTTTGCTCAAAAAATTTAGCTATTTCTTTTGTAGTTCTCATGCCATCCAAAGAACCAAATTGTTGTCCATTTATAGTAGCAGCAACTCTTGTTCTTGTAGCTGGACTTGCTCCTTCTTTAAAAAACCATTTACCTTCACCTTTAGTAGCTAAATCATCATACATTTTTAAATCAGATAAATACTTACCAAGAGTTTCTATAGTAGTAAAAACAGTCTTACCTATATCTTGAGTTTTTCTTTCGCCAAAAAACTTTCTTAAAGGTTCATCTATTTCTTTTCTAGTTTGAAACAAAATGTCTGCTTTTTTAAATCCATAAACTTTATCTAAATAAAAGTCTATATTTTTTGAATCACCTAATAAACCATCTACAATTTCTTTAGCTTCTATACGAGCATTATCTAAAGTTAATTTTGCAGTATCATCAAATAACGAAGCTTGAACAGATTTACTAGCTAACTTTTCAGCTATACTTTCTACAGCTCCCTCTATAACATCTTCACTAGGTTTGTAACTAGGATTTTCAAAATACTCATAACTTTTTCTTAAATATTTACCTATATTACTTCTTATAACAAATTTTAAATCTTCAGGTATATTTTTTTGTTCTAATAATAATCTACTTAAATCATCAATAGTATCTCTAGTTCTTACAGCTACATCTTGTAAACCTTTAGGTAACTGATTTAAAGTTATTTCATTAGATAAATAATCTTCTAACATTTTAGTAACTTCAGGACCACTAAATTCTTTTTCTTTAACAAGCTGTTTAGATTGATAAGTTAAATCATCTAATAAATTTTTTGCTTGTTTTTCAAATCCAACTTTAGCTAACTCACCATCTAAAATAATATTATGCATCTCTGAACTATAATATCCTCTAGTAGTAAAATATCTTCTTCTTAGATTTCTAATTCCATTTAAAATATTTGTAGTAGTTTTTTTAATTCTACCTCCTTCTCTCGGAATAGGAACAAAAACATCATCATCTAATCTATCTTCAATTTTACTAGGAGTAAAAGGTTTTACTTTTTCTTTTAATGGAGCTAACATTTTTTTAAATGTTTCTTGTATTTGAGGATTACTTTTTATTCGTTTTAATACATTACTTAATCCATCTTTAGTAAGTGATACAGTTTTAAAAGCTCCTCCTACTATTCCAGTAAAAACTCCACCATCTAATAATAAAGTTAATCTTCTCTGAGCAGCACTACTATCCTCATCAGCATCTAAATACTCAAAAAAATCTCCAATAAAATTATCATCAAGTTCATTAGTTTCTAATTTTTCATTTATATAATTAGCAACAATAAACATTTCAGGGTCATCAGCAAAAACAAGTTGTGAGGATGCTTCAGCAGCAACTAAATCTTTAGCTAATTTAATTTTTTTACTTCGTAAAACTTTTTTCTTGTCTACTTTTTTGCTAGTTTGTTTTACTACATCATCAACATTAGAGCCCATGAGTTTTCTAAATTTACCCATACCGACAACAAAAGGTACAACATCTGTTGAAAGTTTACCTATAATTCCTTCAGGTTCTTGAATAATATCTCCATCATAAATATCATCGCCTACTATTGGTCTTAATACAGTAGCAACACCTTTATCTATATTATCGTTTCTATTTTTATTAATTTGTTTAACTAATTCATCATAGGACATATTTTTATCTTGAGCTATTTTTTCTAAAACTTCTTTTTGTCCAAATGTATTTAAACCAGAACTTACATCTCCTAATAACTTAGTGCTACCTGTAACTAACTCATTTATAATACCACCCATAGTTCTTCTATAATTTTTAAAAGGTAAATTATTACCTACCCAATCTTTATAAGTTGGTTGAAATTGTTTTTTATAAAAGTCAGGGTCTGCTTCTAATTGGTCAGGTGGTCGTTTAGGAGATTTAATATTTTGTATGTCATCACTTAAAGGTTTTACAGAATCTTTAGTAGCTATATCTACAAACTCTGCAAATCCAAATTCTTTTTGATAAGAAGGTGTAGTATTGTAAAGTCTTCTTAGTTCTTCTAAATCGTTTACATTACCTATTTTATTCTCATACTTATATTGTTCGTATAATGAAGGCATTTTAATTTATTTTATTTACTTTTTTAATCCTAATGGGTCATCTTCAATAGCTTGTTCAGAAAATATTTTAGCTAATTTAAATTGTTGTCTAATAAATTCTTCTGTTTGTAACTCTCTAAATAAAGATAATGAATCTCCTAAAACTTCTTGATTAGAATTTATGTCTTGTAAACTTAATCCTGCAATCTTTTCTTGTATATTAGTAGGTAATCTATCTATATCTAACATATTAATCATAGTGTCATTTGCACTTAAATCACCAGAATCTAATTTTTCATATACTCTTGCCATTCTACTTGTCATAATTTCAGCTTGAACTGTTGCCATACTAACATCACCTACAGCTTTTCTTCTAACTTCTTCGACATAATCTTGTAAAAATTCTTCTCTTTGTTTTTCTA